ATTGATGTCTGTATGGGTAGATTGTAATGGTGATGGCGAGCCTGACGAAGATGAGGTCGGTCCTTTGCCTGTCAGTACAGTGGATACAAGCAATTACTTTGCTACAAATGGGTTCGATCCAGTATTCGAGTGGGATTCGAGCTTCTAAAATGGGCATCACTGTTACAGATAATAAGAAAGAAAAGAAAATTAGCCTTTCTTTTACTGAAGATGACTACAGAAGAGTTGCTGCTGCTATGGTAGCGGCTATTCAAGAGCGAACACTGGCTGGTCTCTCTGCTGATGGTGAAAAAAGGTTTAAACCTTATACGAAAGAGTATGCTGCCTGGAAAGGCCAGACTCATGTTGACCTTAAACTAATCGGTACAATGCTTAATTCACTAATAGTCAAACGAACAAGGACAGGTTTTCGAATCACACTTCCAGATTCTGAGATGAAGAAAGCATTAGGCAATGAGGTCAATGGACGTGCCTTTATGGGGATTACTAAAAGCACCATAGAAGCCATGGAATTGGTTATTGCCGAAATAGTAGATGAAAAGCTTGGCTTAACACCATTGCGCTCTAGGTCTACCTCAAGAAGAACAATTAAATAAAGGACTTTATTATGGGAATCGGCGCAGCTATGGATCAACTATCGAATGCGGTAGTAAATGTAATTCCACTACAACACCCTAATCAACCATTCAGAGCTATTGACATGAATGGTGCAGCCCCAAGACTAGAAGAGATTGCGAAAACTACTGATAGATCTTTTGATATTGGAACCTTATCTCTCCCAGAAGATGATGGTGAAGCTGGGAGTCCTGATTGTGGAAGATTGAGAGCAAGAGTTGAGCTTGTCTTGAGGATTGGTTATAGGCTCGGAGATAACCTGAACAGGCGAGCTTTGGATGTAATGATTGCTGAGGATATTAGGCGTGTTGTTAATTGTATTATGTCTCCAATGAATTGGGACGCTGCTAATACAGATATCTTGACGGTGATGCCTCCAAGGACACCCGTTGCAGATAATATTGATGACCAAGCTCTCATTATTAATATCCCTTTTACAATGCTTTATAGGGAACTTGTTCCTTAAGATAGAATTATCGTCAACATTGGTTCTAATTAAGACGATAAGCTAGGAGCTGGCGTGTTGCTATGCTGCTAAAAAGAAAGACAAATGCTGAATAATAACGGCATAGGAGTTAAACATTATGGCATCTAGCCCTACTTCAATCAAGTCAGTCGCAATTGCCGTCGAAAATGTCAGCTTTGGTAGCGTTGCCTCTGCTACAGGCGTTTCAGACCATGCAGCCCTGACATTCGTTACAGCCGCCGGCATTGCCCGCGCTGACATTACTACAATTGGTGAGTCAATCTCTAACACTCGTGATGACGAGGTGCGTTGTGCTGCGTATGCATTAGCGCCAGAGCCCGCCACTATGTATGACCACTCTAAGACCCCGCCTGAGCGTATTCGTAGGCGTAGAGGCGAGATTACTCTTACCTTCAATGAGATTCAGCTCTTGGGTGATGGTTCTGGCGATATCTTTGATTATGCCGGCCACCCTTTGCACATGCTTGTTCACTCTGGAATGAAGCTTGTTAGTTCTAGCGGCATGACTACTGATACAGTTGTTGCCAACATTGATAATAACACTTTCACCTCTACTGATCTTCTTGGTACGTACCAAACCCAGGTTGGTGGTCTTTTCAGTACAGTTATCAATGGTCGAGTAGAGTATAGTGCCATTACTGATGCTACAGGTAACCCTTTGGCTGCTGGTGACGTTACTCACGCTCCTGCGATGAGTGTTGGTCTAAGCAATGAGGAACTTAGATTTGCTGAGAACTTCTTCTCTGCTTCTGATCTTAGCCTTGATGCTAACAGCTCAGTAGCCCTTCGCCTTGATGGTGTCGGCTTCAGGACCTACGCTTACGGTTGCCGTATGACCGGTCTCAGTGCCAGCGTTAGCAACGACCGCCTAACGCTGGCTGTAACTCTTACTTGTGCTTACGTTACAGATGATCATGCTAATGCTGATGTTGGTTGTCCTGCATATCCGAACGGTGCTACCCAGCATCTTCGTGGCTCTTACTTTGTGACTGGTTCAGATATTAACTCCATGAGTGCTGCTGGCGCTCCTTTCAAGACTGCGAGAACCAATACCCAGGTCAGTTCTGATTCGGTTTCTTGGTCCATCACAAACACTTACGCCCCTGAAGGTCGAAGTGATGACATTGTTGGAATGAGTGACTGGGCTTTGACTGATTCTGCCGCAGAGATGACTTACACGACTACAGTTCCTAACACGAACATAGACGATGACTTCCTTAACTCAAGCTACCGCTCTGCTCTCTTGGGCTTTGCACCGCAAGGGCAAGGTAATGGCTTAGCTTTCTACATTCCTTCTGGTTTTCAGACTGAAGATGCCAGCAAGCGTGATGTTAGTGGCGAACTCGTTTCGCAAACCATTAATCTTCGTGCTGGTCCTTGGCTGGGTGATGTAGAAGTTGTTGGAACTTCTAATGAGCACCTTGTAAACAGCCCGTTCCGCCTTAGCTTCGGTCTGTAAAGTAAGAAATGTTCCTGGTTTCTTCCAGGAACATTATTCACCCCTTCCACACATGGCCATAGTCGGCCGCTAAGGGCCATAGAGCGCCCTTAAAACAAAAACACACCTCCTAGTACCTATACCAAATTAACGTGCCTGTATGGCGCTTTAGGGATAATTGTGTTATTGGTGGGTGTTAGGATACGTTGGTTCTAATTAAGAATGAATGCAGCTCAGGAGAGACTGTAAGGAGAAAAGATATGGCTATTAAATTCTATCCGAATGCAGACGAAGTAATTGAGATCGTATTGGCATGTGATCCCTCGTTGCAGGAAGCGAACACAGAAGAGGTGTTAGCGAAATACCTTGCTACTGGCGATGATAGTGATCTTGAGAAGCCTGAAGATGTTTCGGTGTTTAAAATCAAACCCCTGACCGTTGCTCAATTGAGCATTGCTCGACGTAAAGCTGGCCGTGCTTCTGTTCTTGGTGATGAAATCAAGAAGAAATTAGACAGTGCAAACCTAAAAGCTATGGAGAACATCCAGAAAGCTCTAGGATTAGCTATCGGAGAAGAGCGAGAACTAACAGAAGATGAATTGGATTCAGACGAGTTTAAACCATCGTTCACTCTTGATGACTTAAGTGACAAGGAGTATAAAGCTTACAACGTTACTCTTGCATATGATGAAGCATTTAACGATGCTTTGGTCAAACTAGGTATGAAGGCTGATACTGGTGGTGATTTGGCCAATATCAGACCTCTAAACTTTCAGATGAAGGTCAGAAATGAGCTTTTTGTTCATATTCTTCGAGCAACTAATATGAGCGCTGAGGGAAAAGACTAATCAGGACAGCTATCTGGGTTGCAAACCCCAGTGACGGGGCCATGCCTTGCTGGTCCTGTGAAGATTGCCCTGCTAACATAAGGAAAGCTAGAGGTAATTGTGGTGGTCCTATGATCGCAGGCAAATATGGTATTGGAAAGAATGAAAACGGCGAGGCTGGTGTACCAATGTATAGAGTCATCCCGGCATGCTCTAATGAAACCTGGGCTGATGAGTTTGTTACGACATGCCCAATAGCTGGTCTTAGGGAACATTGGATACATGAAGCCATGGATCTTCATCATACAATAAAGACATTCCCAGGTTTCGATATTAAGGCTTTAGTTGGAACACCATCTAATCATTGTCTAGAGGCTATTAATGCTGTTTCTAGTGCTATGGCTGGTATTGAAGCAAACTATTATAGAGAAAAAAGCAAATAATTGCCTACAAGTTTGTTAACGAGAGGCATTGTGGAGAATTACATTGAGTATTAATAGAGAAATCGACATTGTCTATGATGTTAAAGGCACGAAAGAGGCCACCAGAGATATTGAAAAGCTTAATAAAGCTATTGATAAAACTGGTGATGAAGCAAAAAAGACTTCAAAAGAGGTAGATAAATTAAATAAGTCTACAAAGAAAGCCTCTGTTGAGACAAAAGGTCTTAATGACAAGATGAAAGATAGTGCTGGCGCAGCTAAAGACAGCCTGAAGGGTTTCACTGAGATGAACTCCCTCATGGGCGACCTTGCTGGTGCCGCTAAACTTCTTTCTGGTGTTGCATTATTTGATCTTGGTAAACAAATCTTTGATATGTCAAAAAAGATGTATGATCTTGCTAACAATACTGGTGGTGCGAAGCGTGCAATTGCTGGTATTTCAAAAATAGCTTCAGCAGAGGCTAAGAGCCTTCAAGGTTTTGCTACATCTATTGAGAAGATTATGTCCGCTACAGGCAAGGCTGTAAGATATGAACAATGGAAAGCTATTGAAGATGCAAAATTAAAATACCAATTGGCCCAAGTTGATATGCTCACTGCATATAAAATTCGAAAAGAATTTACGGTCATGCAAAAAATAACAGGCCAGAAGTTTGCCCAAGCAGAAGCGCGGAAATTGGCTTCTGCTCAATTCATCTCTGAGATAGGCCCAGGCGGTAAGCCGACAGGTAAAACCATTAAGTTCTATAACCAAGCATTGGTTGAAGAGGCAGCATTCCAAAAAAAGATGTTAGGTTTGCAACAGGACGCCTTCAATGAAGCGGGCCGAAATCTTACAGGATTAGAAAACGCCTCTTTTGAGTTATGGAAGGCGATGAAAAAGCTCACCGGGGAGAGTTATGGTCCAAAAGCGAAAAAGAAGGTTGAGACTTTCTCAAGCGAACTTCTAAATGCCGTCTTGGCCAGTGAAGCCTTGGCCACTGCAACAATTGGTATAAGAGATGCGTTTTCTGATGCCAGAGAAGAACAAGCCCTCTATATTAGAAAAGCAAAAGAGTATGGCATTTCTGTAAAAGAATTAATGGCTTTGCAGGCAGACCCTCAAAGAAGATTCATCATTGGGAAAGAGGTGGTCTTTGATAGGCCCGGTGGAGAGTTTACTGGAGATCGTGATCTCTTGCAAGAGATGCTTGACTCAATGACTCAAAAACCACTGTCTCTGGATCTTATTATCGAAGAGATGAAAGCACTCGAACTAAAAGATGTTTCTGTTAAAGATTATTTAAAATTTAGACAGCAAGTAATCATGAAACAAGTATCTACTGCCCTTTCAGAATTGACTAGTGTTGGTGCAGATGCTGAACTAGTAAAGACAATGGCTGAACCGCATGAAGCATTACTCTCGCGATTACTGCAAGAGAATCTTCAAGCGATTACAGACCCCAAGCTTCGAAAGCAAATGAGCGACGAGATATTTGAGGCTTACAAAGTCATACAGAAGGAAGTCGCAAGGAAGATGGACATAGAAAGAAAGACAGGCGGGGATCTGTCGGTTGATATAGTCACTGGTGCTCTTTCTATTTCCGCTCTTGGCTCTATGTCGAAACGTCTCGGCGGACCAGATTTGCTGCAACCCATAAAGACCGAGGAACAAGTTGTTAGGGGACTGATGAAGGATTTGCTGCCTGAAGACATAGGCAAAGGCTTTCTAGACTTTTTTGGGCCGTCTGTATCGAAGGGTTTTGATGCTGGGGCTGCCTTCCTCGATCAATTAACAGCCAAAAGGGCAGAATTCGAGGCAATCAAAGAACTTCAGGTCGATATTACCCAGATAAGCAAAGGTCTTAATATAGCTTCTGGTGGTATGAGTGCTTTCGCAAGTGCCTTGGGTGCTGCTGGTATTGCTGGCGAGAAAACTAGACGTGTTATGGCTGGCGTGAATGCTGCAATGATGGGTGCTAGGGCCGCAGAAGCTTATGCCGATGGCCTTTACTGGCTTGCAAACCCTTGGTACTTAGGTGGACCTAACCCTGCGCTTTCTGCAGCATCTTTTGCGGCCTCTGCAGCTTATGCTGGTAGTGCTGGCCTATATGGTTACGTTGCTGCAACTGGTGCTGGTGGTACTTCAGGAGGTGGCGGAAGCTCTGCTGGTACGACTTCTGCACCACCTTCCAGGCAAGAGTTTGATAAAGGCGATGAAGTTGGAGCCATGACGGTTAATATTGTTCAAGGTGGACAAGCTTTACATACCCAGCAAGACACGAGAAACCTTGTAATGTCAGCTTTTGAAGAGACGTTAGCCCAGAGAGGAAGTGGAGCAAGACGTAGAATCAGAACCGCCCTCCAGTAATATCTTCACTGCACTTTAAGCCAAATGGACCAGCAAATATGTGCAAACCCTTAAGACATATAATGCAAGAAGAGAATTTGCTGGTCCCTTCCTCTTCAGCAATCTAGTTAGATACAGAGGAAATACTATGCCAACTTATGAATATTCTCCAGACATTGCGATAGCATCACGCTTTGACGCTCGTTCCTGGGGAGCAAATATAGACCTATATTCGAGAATCACTATTGCAACTGGTCTGGAGATTGTGGAAGGGACTGCGTCTCTAGCTATTATCCATGATGATGCTCTTGCCTTTCTGAACGGCAGAGGTATCTATAGGTCATGGGAAGATGAGCTTAATGCTGGGCCACTTTTAGGAACCTTTACTACCGGCATCGATGAAGACGATAGAGTATACATTGAGAATGCTACAAACGACTTCGAGATAATTGCTCGACCTGACAATGAAGCATGGGGTTTCGCTGCTGCTGGTACAGGTTTTGCTGGTGGTATAGCTCCATTTAGGCATACTGCCTATACCAATTGGCCAAGGGGAGTAATGATTATTCCTTCAACTGGTTCCAGCCCTACAGTAGCTGTTCATGATGGTGCTAGTACAGATTACTGGCCGAATGATCGTGGATTTACCCAAGACGTTCCAACATCTATGCGAGGTAGAGGTGTTGCAGGCGATATTGATGACCTAGGTAATGATTGTTTGGAAATCTTAGACGACAATGCTTTTACAGGACACAATACTTGGGGAGTTGATGCAGACGGTCACGTATACAACGATACACCCTATTACAAATACCCCACTGAAGCTGATGCCACGATTGTTTGGATTGATACTGACCTAAGAGACAGACTTGGCTTTGATGGTACTGAAGTTATTGATTCTTCTACGTTTTATCGTTGGAGAACTACAGCTACTCACCCCTTGCCAGGATTTATTAAGCCTACTCGGCCTCTAATCAAACTCAGCATTGGAACAGAGAATGTAGGCTCTAGTATTAGAAAGGTGAGTGGTGCACATTACGCAGCGCCAATTAATACTTATCACACAGTAGACTTTAGCTGGCACTTAGATGGCCCATCAGATAGTTTAGATTTATCTCGTCATTGGGAAGAATACGTAGTGCCTTATCTTCAAGAGGGTATGCCTTTCAACCTTTATCAAGACTGGGGAGATAGTCGTAGAGCTGGGCTAACTCGCAAGAACCAAACGTATGGCGGCACTTACACGGTCGAATTCAAAGGATATAGGGGTCGCCTACCATTGTACATTTTAAACGGCGTAGATGGCACTTTAGAGTGGCCTGATGAGCTTAGAAGGCGTATGCCAATCAACATGGCAAGCCAACGACGCGATTAACGGAGAGACAATCAAATGGCGAATACATTTAATACACCTTGTACGCTTGCAAACCCAGATGACTTTGTTGTCAGTGAGGTTATTGACACAGCAGGCATACATGATCCATTAGACATTGAAATGACTGGAGGCACATGGGCTTCAGGCTGGCACGCACCCAATACGATTGCTCTAGGCGATGATGCTATGGTTACAGCTACGGTTGGTGACGAAGCGGGTTGTGCCTTTATGATAGGTTTTGACGCTACAAACCCAGACGAGCATTATAATACTATAGACTATGCTGTATATCCCAACGTATCTAGCGGCATTGTTTATGTTTACGAGAATAGTGCATTCATGGCAAGCGCCGGTGCTGCTCCACAGGCTGGGGATACAGTTAGCGTTAGGAAGACTGGAACTACCATTGAGTATCTTTATAATGGTAGCGTATTCTATACTTCTGGCGTAGCAGTCCCAGGAAGCCTTGTTTTAGATAATACTTTCAGAAACCTTCCTTCAACAATGAAGAACGTTACCCTTGAGGTAAATGGAGCTAGGGAGCTTGTAGTTCCCAGCTCTTATGTTGGCTCTGCTCTCATTGAGCACAGCACTGCTGGCTTCGACCTTGTAAGAGATTCGCTGAACTATGCTGTTGCATATGGACAGGCAGCTCCATTATTCAATCAGTCTTTTAAAGATGCTGCAATATATGATCAGACCGCAATGCAAACAGTCTGTGAATGGCAAACTCATCTACCCTCTGATGAGCATCAAGCAGTTGAGATAAAGTTTGAGGCAGAATCCTTTTTTACTGGTGGTGGAACTGTTAGATTTATAAGCCTTAGTTCAGGAGCAAATGTGGATACAGCCGTTCCTATTGGTAAAGCTGTCTACACAATCGTCCTGCCTGTGGGTATGGCTGGGTGGGATTATGGACGCATAACAATGGCCTTGCAAGTGGCGGGAGCCCTTGATACCTTGAAAGTTTACTGGGTCAAGGCTCAATATGTTGCACTTACGTCTCCTTTACCAACTTATCCAATCGAATCAGGTCATTCATCTGAATATGCATGGCCTCTAGGCGAAGAAGAGAATGGCGCTTTTGACAGACCTCTATCAGCATCTAAGGCTCATCATATTATAGATACGGTTGAGCATCTATATGCGCGCCCAGAATGCATTGCTACATGGTCTGGAACTCAGAATACGACATTAGTACAAGTAATGCAGCCGGATCTCTATAGATGGATTTGGTTAATGACTCCGGGAGGTTTTAATAGGACAGCAGGCCCTGGCGGTAGAGGAAGGCTTAGAAATAAGATTCGCTTTTATGTCAATGCTAAACCTGATGCAGTAGTTGATACTTATGTTTACTTCCAAATTGGAGGGTCATTCACTAGTGCATCTCACAGGATAACAATTCCTAGTGGCGGTCTTACAGCTTGGTTTATACTTGATGTTGAATTATCTCTAGACCCATTTGATCACTTTGGAACCTTCCCTTATCCCGCAACTTATGTTGGCCTTTGGCCGACACAAAGAGGCGATGAGAACAGAACTGACGCCAATGTTTATGGCTTTGCAGCATTTGCAATCTAAAAGAGGAATAAAATGAGTTTAATTTATCCATCAGCATCTTATGTGGACAATATCCCGAAAGATGCTTGCAAAATCAAAAGAACAGCGCAAGGGACATCGGTCTCTGGAATGACTGACGCTATAAATCACCAAATAGAGTATAGATTTCTTCGAACTACTACAATGATGTTTCAGGAAAGCCTTGTTGTATCGGGAATGCGCTTTAACGAACCCGCTGTAGGTATAGAGACTGGCCTTGTTAGGTTAACAACATCACCAAGAGCGACACAGTTGTGGGTATGGGTTGATTGCGCTGGAGGTTTTGCTACATGGAGTTCAAAGACTACTAATCCATACGTTGGTATAGATCTGGTTGATCCAACTACATTTGCGGTACTTGATGCTGGTTATAGCCACAGATCTATAGATGGAACTCTTACTGAACAGTATGCAGGATTCAGGGATAATGGTTTGTGGGACCAAAGGTATCTATTTAGTGGTGATAGAACAGATCCAGGCAATGGAGCCCCACGCCGACTTGAAATCCCAGAAGCCTATAGAGGACAGGAAGTGACGGTTCGTGTGGTCAGAAGTGCAATGAGGTTGCGTTCTGTTACAGTAATGGAAGCATTTCAACCCACTACAGAACAATAAAGGTTAAGATTATGAACAATGATTTCACCACATCAGGGCGACGAGCATTCCTTTTAGAGGTCGCCGGCCTTCCTATGAGATATTACTCGGGAGCACAGCCGCCCTCAACTGCTATTCCTGGTGTTCCTTCGGTCTATGTTGATGTGGAGGCTGTCACAAACGTATCAGACTATGGAGCCACTTTAGATTTGGCTGGTGGCATTGCTGCGTTCGATACAGTTTTCGTAACCATGGCATCTAATCAATATGACGGCCAAGCACCATTAACTGACCCAGGTGTTATATTCGGTCGTCTTGGCCCCCAGTCGTCTAATGCTCAAGGCTTTCTTGGTGCTACTATTCTCCAAGATGATAGCTTAGTTGGTGGTATTGAGATGGCTCCAGGAAGTGCAGTCCAATTTACTGCTCCTGGTATTATCTATATTGAACAAGAAGCGTTTTATTTTACTGGTATTTCAGGAGACTTTCTTACTGGTATCACTAGAGCCGTTGCAGGAACTCATCAGCAAGAGCATCTAGTTGACACAACTACTGGAAGTAAGCCTTATGTTACAGACACAATGGTCTTCTGGCGTGGCCAAAGAGCTGTTCTTAAGATGGCTCCAGTGCGCGATGATGGCTCTGTAGGCGACTATATAGAGGTTGCTAAGGGTTTCATCGAACAAACCCCTACAATCGCCTCTGTAGGCACTAGCGTAGAATTAGGAATAGCTCCACTGACTGCAATGCTCGATGTAAAGTATGCTGGAAAGTCTCAGGCGGCCACTGTTGGCCTGCTTGAGGGATGGCATTACTTTGTTGAAGGCGAAGCTGATACCGTAGAGATTCTTGGTGCTATGTATCGTGGTGCTGTAGACTTTGGCCTTAACCCTGGCGAAGCAGCTACTTCCCAGAAGCTTACAGTTAATCAGCTCCTCACAAGCAAGTACCTTAAAATATTTGATCCTGTCGGCCTTAATACGCCAAGACATCCTCGTAATGGAGCTATGATCTCTAGAATTTATGATGATAATGTTCCATATGATGTTGCCGGAACTACAGGCGTTAACCAGATAGACTTGACTGATGCAAATGCACCTTATTCCAATCTGCCGCTCGGCTCTATGGTTACGAACAGGCTTGTTTTCGAGGCCAAAAGAGCAACTTGCTCACCTGGGCTGCAAGAGTGGCCTGAAGCTGCGAGGACAGCATTTGAAAAAGACTTTCAGCCTGTAGATAACACAGGAAGAGATGGTGGCTGGTTCACTGTAAGGATGGCTGATACTGTTAACGGAGGCCCTGCCATTGCTCTTAAGCCTATGCCTTACTGTGCTGATGCCCACATTGTAATGACCTCAAGGATGTCTGACTACTTCAGCAATACCACCTTCCATTGGGATGGCGCTGCTTCACCATATACTCCTAGTCATGTGCTTGACCAGTATCAGTCTCTTTGGTTTGGTTTAGACCTAGCTAAGATTGACGATACAACTTATCCTCGGTCGGACAGGGATGCTCCAAGAGAGCGAAAAGTAGGTTGGGAAAGGCGCGAAAGAGTAGGTTCGGACACTTCAGTGCATCCTATTAGAGGCGTTGCAAAGGGGTATTACCAGACTGGTGAGCAATACATCCTTGCTGATGGACCTGTGCCTATCCTTGGTGGCTCTACCGAGACCCATATTGAGGTTGAATATTTTGATAGACATGAAGATGATAGAGTAAGAGCTAGGTGTAGAATTATCTCCTCAACTCTTGTAACTCACCCAACGACTTTTGCTGATGTTGGCTACATCCTTGAGATAGACGAGCGCGATAGGCGTAAGATGCCTTGTTTTGGTATCTGGCCCGGAACTAATGGTGCTGTTACGATTAAGCCTGTAATTGTGTTCGACGAAGACACAGCTTCAGACGTACTTCTTCAGTTACTCATGTCTGGTGGCGGCAACCATATCAACGATGCTGGTAAACCTTCTGACTATCCTTACTATGATGTGCAGACAACTGGCGCTAACTTAAATTACGACGATGTAAATGTAAGTGAGGTTCGTGCGTTTACTGCACCTCCAAGGCTTAATACTTGGTCGTTGAGAGTTCCTGATGATGCTACCCTTGGCGAAATCATGGCTCCTGTGCTTACCTTGACTCAGACTGCTCTTACGATGCAGCTTGATGAGGATGGAAAACTAAAGCTTACTCGTGTAAGGATTGGTCCTGAAGACCCTACTCAGGTGATTGATTCAATTGATGCTGGCGAATGGGATTCTGACAACCTTCCGAGATGGGGAACAGATGAGGCAATTAAGAATGTCTATAAATTCCAGGTTAACTGGGATGATATGGAAGATGAGTCTAAGCGAGAGATTATCGTCAACGATGACCGCTCTATTAGGTCTTATGCTGAGTCTCAGGAGATTAACTTAGATTGCAGAGGCTTAGTTCTACCCGATGCGACCCCAGGCACTGCTACACAGGTTCTTAGAGGTGCTTATAGCCTTCTATCGGCTACATTTGCTGATCCTCGGAGAACCTTTGAAGGCGGTATTAGCAGTGGGAAGGGTATGTTGGCGCAGTTAGGTGCCATCTATGACTTCTCTTCCCCCTTGCTCCGCTCTTACGGCGATACTATGGGAGTAACTGGCGCTGCTGGACGTATCGTTGAGATGCGTATTAGTCTCTGGAATGCTGAAGGCTTCATCAAGGCTGTTCACTATGACTCAAGGTTTACCGGTTGGAATGTTGCATTAGAGATTATGAATGTCTCGGGTGCTGACATCAATATTGTAAAAGATGCTTATGGCACAACAAACCAGGACCTAGATCACTTCAGCGTGGGGGATACAGTAAGACTACACCCAGCAGGGAATGAAGACTCTATTACCAGCCATACAGTGATTGCTATTGATGCTGGTGCTAATAAAATGACACTCAATCCAGCACCTCCAGGCACTATTGTAGCGCCCTATTACGGAGATGTTATCGCAGAAGTAAGAGAATTGGCTGCTACAGAGCATAAGCTTTTAGCCTTCTTCGCTGCTGCTACCGGCCTCTTTGGCGATGGCGATGATGGACAGACTTTCGGCTAATTTATAGCCGTCAAAGGCTCGTACTTAGTCCTTAAGGCGTGCCAAAACAGAAACATGAACCCTGGTCTGTATCCGCAGGCAGGGCTCTCTAAACAGCCTTAGAAAAGGCTTAGGAGGATATTAGTATGGGTTATAATCTAGACAACGCTGAACTTGATTTTGGCGGAATGGTTGCTGCTGGAAATATTACAGGGTATACAGCACGAATGAAGTTTGGAGAAAGAACTACGGTCGGAACGACAGAAGAAGACTTATGGGCTTGCCCGGCTGTTGCATATGAAGGATGGCTTCAGGTTGCTCAGACTGTCAGAGTAAAGGCTGGAGGAAATGGTGCTGACACTCTTGCGGGTGCTGGTGCTAGAACCATTATGGTTCAAGGGTTAGATGAGAACTGGGAAGAAGCTTATGAAGTGATCGAGTTAGCAGGAACAGCTGCCTCTGCCTCCACTACTACCAAGTTCATTCGCCAATTCAGGTCTTTTGTAATGGAAGTTGGAACCTATGGCGGATCTAATGTTGGTATTATCACGATTGAAACATCGGATGGCAACTACGTTACTTCATGCATGGAGGCTGGTGTATCCCAAACTCAACAGATGGCGCTTACTATCCCGAAAGGTCAAGCATTTGTTGCATATACCTTTGATGTAAGCATTGATTCTAATAAGAGTGGTACGTTTAGAGTCTATATGAGACCGAATGCAAATAACACCACAAACTTTAGTCCATTTAGAAAGGTTTATACTCTGTCTGGTATTGCTGGCGGTGCTACTTCTGTGATTAACATCAAGATTCCGCTCTACTTCCCAGAATATACTGATGTTTTAGTAACGATTGAAGCTGACTCTATTGGAGCAAAGGTCCACGCATCTATTACAGGATATACGATGCCTGCGTAAGTTAGAAAGGATAATATTATGAGAAAAGGAATTTTAGATAAAGGTTTAAACAAGCTGGTTTCGAAGAAGTTACTAGTTTGGGGAACTGGGGTCTGTGCTTTGTTCACAAATCATATCAACGGCGATGAATTTATAAGCCTAAGCATTATATACATTTTATCACAAGGTGCCGTGGACGCTATTGTTCGTTATAAACATGGTGACAAACTGCTCCCATAAGCCCTTAGACGGCCGTTAACGCCTATTCTCGGCCGTCTAAATCTTTTTACATACCAACGTAGCTGTTTGCGTTTTAGTACGCTATAACTCTAGTTAGAAAGAGTTACAAATTCAAAGAGGTATATTATGGATCAGGCAGTTATAATGTGGGCGGGCGGCATATTGCTCGGTGTAATCGGCGGTCTTGTCGGATGGGTCAAAGTATCTGCCGATAGGCGCATGGATAAAAATGAAAAGGAAAGCGAAAAGAATGAAATCGCAATATCCGACATGAAAATCGAAATCACTGCTATTAGTACTCAGCAGAAAGGGCATGGTAGTGAGCTAAAGGAGTTAGTAAAAGCTCTTGCTGAATTAGGCAAGGCTGTATCAGCCTTATCCGAGTCTAATGCCCGCTTTGAAACATGGGTAGAGGGCCTCGATTCAAAATTAGAGAACATCATGCTTAAGACTGTGGCCACTGTTACAGACAGCTTCAGAAAAGAATTACAAGACCACGCAAGAGACAGTGCTGCCTTTAGGCGAGAATATCTCCAACAACATCTTAGAGATGAAGATAAGTCCTAAACAATTCTAAGCACGTTTTAAGGCTATTGAATTCTATTTTGATAGCAGGGTGAGGGTGAAGGGCTTAGCTCTTACTGTAGGCCCCTTAACGGGGCTCTATGGGCTGTTAGGTAGGAGTTATTGGTGGGCGTTATTGGCAGGTGCTGCCCAAATGACATTCCAGTCATCTCTGTCTTCTAAATTAACATCTGGCACTGGGAAGGCATCATGCGGCTTAATCGAGCCAGCAACAAAGGGTTCGCCGTTGGCAATCTCTTCAAACAGCTTATCAAACATTACATCCAGTCTTTTATCTAAACGCTTAGACATTTCGTCAATCTTCAAATTAAGGCGTTCTTCAATCTCTTCTAATTTCTTATCAAAATCTTGAATATCTTGATCATCATAAAGACCAGTTGTGACGAGATCGACATTATGTGTGTCACATAAAGAACACAGCCATCGTATCTCTGTGTTTGCTGCAATCTCAGTGAATGAAGTAGAAATCTTTGATGGTTTTCTACAATGTAAGCATTCCAGTTCGTATTCTTTGGTAAATGTAGTCATCTTATTTCTCCTCAATGTCAGAATCTTCAAGCTTCACACCCCACCATAGATCCCACCCGCATAATCGCATAAATGTCTCAACATCCTCGACAGTCCAGCCTTTACCATGCTCTAATCGTAAAACCTTATCTCGATGATGGCCTAATTGGGTGTCCAGCGCTACTTGGCTCAAGCCTTGCGAGAGTCTCCAAGCCTTTAGTCGTCGTCCTAGTTCGTCTTTAAGTGTTGACATATTCTACTCCTTCTATGTCCTACACTCTAAATAGAATGTTCAAGATGTAGAAGCAACAGATTTATCGATTTTCTCAAAATAATTACAAACATATTGACGTTGGCAGGTTAGTTGGCAGACTCAATAAGGACACTTGCAAGTGTGATGGGTGCTATAGCATCATTCTTAACCAACTCTCTCACTTCAGTACAAAGGAGTCGAGATTGCCACTCTTCAGTGCCGGTTTGGTTTGAATAAAGTCCTGTGCAATCATTGATAAAAATAGATTCGTGTAGCTTATCCCAGAACCAATCTAATCTGTCGGAGTTGGAAGCTATTGATGCCGATGACATAGTTCCGAGTCCGAAAAGTACGATAATCAAAAGAGATTTCATATATTTAGTTTCCTTTATTGATGCCTCTTAGCAGGTTCATCGCTGTAAAATGATTTTTACTCACAAAACCAAGGCTTTTTCTAGATTCGGCAATTGTCATTGGGGGCCAATTACACCCAAACTCGGGCTTGCAAGTATCTCTCACGACCGAATCCTTTCTATAACTTGAGATTCGAGATTTAAAGTCTTTCTCTGAGTCATTCTTGTGCATATCAAAAAATTTATTGCAAATATGGTGCAATGTGCGGGGACTGATCGCCTTTTTCGTTGAGCGCGCATGATAAAACACTTGACAAGACTCCATGTATTCATTCCTAGAGTCTTGTGATACTTCAGCGTCAGCACAAAAAGGTGCGAGCATTGTCATGATTGAAAGAATGATTACAATAGCTGGCCTGTTCATCGTGGCTCCTGTGGGCTCCCGCCCTCTGTCTATAACTACTATACCAACTTCATTTGGACGCCACAAGGTTGAAGCGAACGGTGCGCGAGATAGTCACAAAGGCTGGGTCTTCACCTGTCTGCTATCTTGAGCACTAATCCCGTCGCCACCATACCACCCACAAAATAAGCGTATTTATGCCAGCTTGGTGTATGAGCTTCTTTATAGAGTTTAATTCTTTTGTCAGTATTAAGCTTTTGCTCTAAATAAAGACTATCTTTCTCTTCTAACAAAAGCTTGTACATCTTTTTCTGGGTCTGTGTCTCGGCCAAGTGCTTTCTCTCCAATAGCGCCAGAGTATCCTCAGCCAGCTTTAAGTCAGTGAGCAGTTTTGCATTGGCTTCTAGGTTATAACAAACATAAGTCTCGCTATCTTTCTCCATAAAGGTGAACTTGCCTTTGCTATCAGCTTTTAAAGGTAGCAAAAACATCAATAATATTAGTAGTTTAATCAACATAATCAATATCCAGTTGTTTCTTGATGTGTCTTTTTAATTCATCAGTGTCATAAGGATTGGTTAAGATAAAGCTATCTCTCTCTTTATTCTCTTCCAGGACTTTGATTTCTTCTTGATAGTCTTCATCAATTTGAACAAGCTCTTCCTCGTGTTCGTTAATGATATCAAGCTCTTTTTGTCGAGATAGCCTTTCTGCTTCTAATAGTTTGGCTTTTAACTTCTCTTCTCGAATAACCAATTGAATCCTGTCGAATTTGTTATATTTCCTATTGGCTAACCACAAAAGTACGCCCAGTGCAGCTATAAAGGCTGTTTGAATATAGATGATTGCTTTTTTGAACATTTGATTCTCCCATGTTTGTCTCATTCTAAATATAGCTGGGTTGTTGTCAAAATACTGTCAAGAAAATGACACCTTGTTTTAAGCGACGCTAAGCCACGCTGAAGCTGAATAGGTACTAGGAGGTGGGTAAGGGTGATTGAAGGGCTGTATGGCCCACTAGCGGGGCTCTATGGACACCTGAGAGGGGTTTCATCTGATGAGGTAACTAAAGTATCCGCGTTCTGGGTCTGTCAGCTTAGCATTAGTCCACCCTTGCACTTCGAACTTGAATATGCCCCTATCATAGGTTGGATATAATGATTTGATCGTATGGACGTATGTCTCGTAAACATATCGTGTTTCTTTTACTAAAATATTAGCTTCTATAATATTCCTGCCCAGAAAATCTATTACTATATCATCTTTATAGAAATTATCCTGGGCTGCTTTGTAGACTGTTATCATGTTGTTCTCCTGTATCTTAATATAGTCCAAAATGGTCGGGCGGAACCTGTAGTTTGTATTTTTCCTGGGGAGGGGTGATTTATATTGAACCTTTCAAAGTGCCTGCGAAGCTATTTTAGGTCGTCTTAGGGAGCATTTGGCGTCTTGGTTTGTTCAAGAAAGCTGGCTTCAGTTATTTTGAGCTGTTTCAGAAATTTCTCTTTAAAAACAGGTGGTTAGAGCTAGAAAAATGTTCCACTTACTTCGTTTTGTCTTAAAGTATAAACATAACAAAGTGGAACAAATAAAGTGCTCCCGCAGGCACTCCGACACCCTCCCCAGAACCTATCACAATCTCGTGTTCCGCTCCGAGCAGAAAAAAAGTGTAAACAACTGTTGACAAACCACAGTGAGTGGACTATATTAGATATACGAGGTCTTGGTCGTCCTCCTTTCTAGTGTCCGGTGAAAGCCGGCACTTTTTTTTGCTTAAATGAGGAACTTTCTGTGGTAGCATACTATATATAACAGGACACAAGGAGACATCATGAACGCAGTTGAACAATACAGAGAAGACCACGGTTATACATTTACAGAGCTTTGTAAGAAACTCGGTTTCACTGTAAAATATTACCACATGTTGAGAACTGGATACCGCCCAGTATCTTACAAGATCTGCTTCAAGATTCAGGAAGCTACAAATCGAGAGATTCTAGCTGAAGAAGTAGGACCGGAACTTTACTGGTAATAGAAACTAAAAACAAAAGGATTACGACCAATGATCACACTAACAAAAAATGAATACCTCCCAGCACTAGCTCCCCGAGCTAACACTATCCTACTCCTTCGCGCCGGCCTTGGCACTGGAAAGAGTGAGGCAACCATTGATTTCATGAAGAACGTTAAATCTTCAGTGTCAATAGTTCCAAGAATCAGTTTAACTCATGACATTCTCAGAAGAATTGAGGAAAAAGGTTTAGACGTTGGACACTACAAAAACGTCGATGACTCAAATAAGCCTCACCAAGTATACTGCACACCCAGCCTTCATAAATACGAAGGTCAACCCGAACTAATTTTCATTGATGAGGTACAGACCATCTTTGGCGGCTTATACCTCATGGACAAGGTAATGGATGCATCTGAGTGTTCAAGGCTGTTGGAGACGCTTACACGGCTCGCTAAGACGGCGAAATACGTAGTGCTAGCTGATGCTCACATGACAGACACGACGATTGAGCAAATTAAAGATGTATTTGGCACTGAAATAAGGTTTTTAGATGCTGAAAAGCCTTCTGAACTCGTTTACTCACACTCCAGCTCTGAGATTGAGGTTGGTTTGTACGCTGAATCATTAATCAGAAAAGGCAAGAAGCTCTTTGTACCTTGCACAACTCTTACAAAGACAAAAACGTTATCTGATTTATGGAGAGGCCAATTCCCAGAGAAGAATATCTTGGTTCTCAATAGCGCCACATCCCCGAATTTAAAAAAGAGAGCTATGGCAAATCTCACCAAATATACTCGCGAGAACAACATCGATATCTTGATTGCCAGCCCTACAGTTTCATCTGGTGTATCACTAGATGGTCAATGGTTCCACGAGACAGTAGGCTTTTGTCGCGCTGGCGGTGTTACAGCCCTAGAATTTCTTCAACAGTTGGGTCGTGTGCGCCATCCAATTGACGGTCGTGTCAGTTTTTATGTTGACGGTGGTGGCAAGAACAAGACTATGGTACTTCGTGAGATTGGAAAAGAGGTTAAGGCCACACCATTATATAACCTCGCATTCGGCGAAAAGAAGACAGATACGGACAGATTAGCCGATGTCACCTTTGTCCATAACAAATCTCAACAAAGAGCTTTAGGCGGCGACGGCTGCAGAATCGTTGAGCCACTACTAGAGCGTATTAATTCCTTTGAGTTAGGTTTTAAATTCACAGAAGATCATAAAAAAGCTCACACAAAGATGAGCAATGCCTCAAAAGCTTTTAGTAAAACTGTCACGATTAATGAAATTATGGGAGCAAGGGTTATTAAATTTGACTACAACTTCCAGCCAACGACGAAAGAAGCCAAATTAGCTCACATGCGCTCCCTCATTCAGTATCGATATGGCAAAGTAACACTTGATACAATCAAAGATAGTCTGACTTACGCTGGTTGGGAGCAAACAACCCGAACAGCTTACCTATCATTAGGTCTAGACGGTATCAAGAAAGCTGTTGATAAGAGCTGGGCTGACATGAAATACATTACTTGTGTCAGTGAAATCCCTAAATTCCAAGAAGAATTGTATGTTATTTGGAATCTTTTGGAATCTGCACACAGAAACCCCTTCCCAGGAGGAACCAATACTAGTGCCAGAGATGAGAGCGGTTACAAAAATGTTGTGAAATACTACAAGAAAAACAAAAAACTGCTTGACTCACTAGATCTTAAGATGACTAAGTCCATTCCGAGATACATTACCAAGATTTTAAAGAAACTTGGTATGAGTCAGAGTAGTAAAAAAGTAAGAATTGGCGATAAGCTCGTAAATACCTACCAACTTGATATGAAATCATTCGAAAAAAGAACTGACCTAGCTGAAAAAGCTATTGAAAAACTAAAAGGAAAGAAACTATGAACATTATCTTCCCACTGACGAACGAATTTGGCAAACCTTTATCGAATAGAATTGAAAATACTGAAGCTATCTTAGAGAGTTTAGGTGTAGTCCTGAAGAAGAATATTGCAACACAGAAGCACGAAATCATTTGGCACAATAACAATTGGAAAGATTTGTTTACAGCAGTAATGATGACTGCTGAGAAAAACAAATACAAACTGTCAATATCTCGCTACAAAATCCACATTGATTTTATATGCGGACAGAATGCGTATACTCCTCAGTAAATCTGCCATCAAATCCCTCCCAATAACCCATAGGCGTCCATAGAGACCCCTACAGCGGCCTCGAACACCAACACCCAGCACATAGTATCAATTCAGTTTTCAATAGCCCTTAAAAGCTCTTGAAATTTATTTTTCACTTTTCTTGTACTTTTGAGTGCTTTTGACTTTTGAGTATGCTATTTAAGGTGTAGGACATAGAAGGAGACAAAATGACCACTACAAACCAAAAAGACACCAAGCACTGCTCGGACTGCAAACAAGATCTACCGCTAGAAAATTTCAGCAAGAACCGAGCTAAAAAGGACGGCCTTCAAAATCAATGTAAAGTTTGTAATAATAACCGAAGGCTTGGTCGTAAAGAAGAAATTGCAAAGTACATGCGACTCTACCGCTTAAGGCCTCTGCAAGCTCACAAAATTAAATTTCGTAATGCTGCAGCCACTGCTCGTAATAAAGGATTGATTCTCGTAGAAGAGTGTGCTCACTGTGAGGCTACTGACGACCTACAGATTCATCACCTGGACTACAGTGATGGTCAAGAGTTGAATGTTATTGTACTCTGCCGCCACTGCCATAAGAAAGAGCACAGAGTTGGACCAGCTATTCTAGTTCCTGCAAGGTTTTTAACTGATGATCATTAAGAGTAAAGCTAGTGACCCTCTCGGAAAGAATGAACTATTGTTTGAGTTTATACGTCAAGAAATTAGAGATATTTATATATTGATATCTGAGGACGAGAATCACTATCGCACGTATGTGCATCGGCCTAAAGAGCCCCTTCCGTTCAGCACCGTTGAGTTTAGTATTAAGGGTTGGCTTGGTAGAGAGAGTTGGTTAGGTGAATACGGCTTCACCCAGTACAAGATAGTTGACAACAAGGAATTTTAAGAAGATGAATAATCTTATCCCAATGCTAGCCTCAGAATACATCACCGTCACAACCCAGGCTATTGGTGACATGATTAGAGTTGAAATAGCAGACCTAGGCGGACGTTTACTTTACAGTTACGTTGTCGAAACAGACATCATCCACAAGTCACCGCCAATTAGACTCACAGGTGTACAGAATGGAAGTGTATAAAATGTATAAGGCGTATAAGGCGTATAAGGCGTATAAAATGTACAAGGACACAGGAAGTAGAGAAGAAAGCTGTAAAAGAATTAACGACTCTGAATTAACTCCACTAGAGAAGAGATTAATGATCATGGCTAACGATTTAGAGATAGCTGATTTCCTGCCCTGGGTATTGATAAACACTGCTAAAAGAGGAGCAGTGATCGATGAATTGGCCCTAGCAGCCGCATATCTCAATGTTCATAAATACAACCTCATCAACCCAGAGACAATTCGCATCTTCAACTTACGACCCCCTCAGTAGCCCACCCAGCAACTCTTCCACCGTTCAAAGTTTATTTCAGAAAGAGTGACTTTTCTTGACTTTTCTTGTTTGACTGGTATACTTATACTGAGAGACATGAACAGGAGAATTTAAATGTCCAACACAACCAAGAAATGCAGTCAGTGCGAATTAGCTTTAACACTAGACCACTTCAATAAGAACAAGGCGAAGGCCGATGGCCTACAGAATAATTGCAGAGATTGTGATAAGGCATACCGTAACGCTCGTCAAGACGTTGGGCTCTGGAGAGATATTGCGGTTGTAATCAACGTCGATGAAGCCAAAGCAGTATATGGGTTTGGATCATCATCTGACACCTTCGCTGATATTCCTACTAGAATTATGTTCCATCAAGGCGAATTCAGTCTAGATCAGGCCTTTAAAAATGCTTTATGGGCGAATCATAAAGTACACGAAGAAAGAGAAAAGCTTTCTGTCATCACTTCTATTTTAAATCAACATGATTATGACACTGCTTTCCTTTCTTATTTTGCTTACACTAAAGAGATTAAGAAACTCTTAGTTGATGCTGGTATCGATGTGATCGTTGAATATGGTATTGCTTCAACTGCACCAAACAACACGACCCAGAAGATGATTTGGTTGGGCAAACAAAAAGGCGAAACCCCTTCGGTAGTATTCAAAATGCAACAGGATTGGACTCTCACTTCTAAATTGGTAGGAGACCGTGTTGAATCTGAGATGAGAATCCTTGGAGATTTTGTAGTAAACCCTGGATCAGATTGTATCGCACTGTCTTTTTGTTGATAAACCCCACCTAATAGCGCCACACCTGAGCGCCAATGGCCATTATCGGCCACCAATCCCAAAACACCAACCCTAGTACCAATATCCCGTTAGCGTGGCTCTAACAGCCCTTAGACGGCGTTATAGTAAAGCGTCAAGAATGTGACACTTGAATCAGGCTACAAATAAAAAAAGGCCACCTCTCAGAAGAGAAGCAGCCTATCTTTAAGACGCCAATTATCTGACGCCCATTAAGTTGGTTATAATTCTCTTACTCTTTGCCGAAGACTGCAGCCACAATGTTCTTAAGCGCCACCGCTTCTGCAATCCGCATGGAAGCTTCAGCAGCTTTGTTACGCTTGGCTTCACTGTCAGCTTTGAGGGACTCAATATGAGCATTGTTCCACTGCCTACAGGTCATGTCTCCAAGCATCTTGGCAGCCTTCTCAACTAAAGCTTGATCGCATAGCTCTTCCTTGCTCATCTCGTGCTGGAAACCAAACACAACACCATCACACTCGATCTTCATCTCTAATGCTAATTTACTCATAATCTCTCTCCTATTAACAGCCTTGCTGTCTCTCCATCTGCTTTAATTAGAACGTCAATCTAAGAAAAGATCCTCAAATAAGGCTTTATGGTATGAGCCGAGCAACAAACAATATAAAGACTCGTAACATCTTAATACGTAACGCTATGAACGATAAACCAATAGCCTTCAAGGTAAGCATCATAAAATACTGGGTCAATATCAAGAGGAACATCTAAATCAAGTGTACCACCCAGAGAGACGTATAGGTTATTCTCCTCTAGATCTGAAATAGCTTCCTTGATGCCAGTCTCGTACCAGTACTCATTCTCAGTTTCATTCTCAAATTTAATATCTAACACTTTCAAACTCCTAGTGCTTCACAATTAACTATGTCCGAAGAACAACAAAAACTGGTTGTTGACTTTCAGGAAGTAAGGTAATAATTAAAGATGAGCGGTATTGCGCCTTCCTTGTATTGAGTTGGCTAAGGCTTTGACTCTGCACTCGTAATACCGCTCGGTACTCGTAGCCGACTTCTCTCTCCTTATAGGCTACGAGTATCTTTTTAATCGGGGATCGTACAATGGCAGTACAGAGCTTTCTGGTAGCTCTTATCTAGGTTCGAATCCTAGTCCCCGAGCAATGGTCTGCGATAGCATAATGGTAGTGCGCGATGCTGTTAACATCGGAAGTAGAAGTTCAACCCTTCTTCGCAGAGCAATACGGTGAGGTGCGATAATGGTATTCGAGCGGATTGCTAATCCGTGGGCTTAACGGCTCTGAAGGTTCAAATCCTTCTCTCACCGCAAACAATATTTCGAGAGAGAAAGAAAATATCAAGGAGAATGATATGCCAATGTATAAATATGTATGTATCGCTTGTGGTAAAGAACATGAGCATATTGTATCGTATAGTGACAGAGAAGAACTAATAGAGTGCCCAGAGTGTAGTTCAGATAGCCATAGGTGCACCAAACCAACAAAGACAGCCTTCAAATTGCTAGGTGGAAAATGGGCAGATTCAGGCTATGGCGGTAATAAACTGCCTGGGTTATAAAAAAATGACAGAAAAGAAAACTAAAAAAAGATACAAAGGTCCTAAGTTTACAGAAAAGACTAGACAAAAGATCTATGAAGCCGCCAGACTAGGGGTTACCCAGGGAGCTATTTGTGCCTTTGCTAGCATTGACCGCTCTTCCTTATCAAAGTGGCTTCGACAAGGCAAGGAAGATATAGAAGCAGGTTTAGATACAGATAAAGCTGATTTTGTAAGAAAATATGACATAGCTATTGACATCTGGGAAGTAGAAGCCGTTGTTTCTCTTAAGAAAGCTGCTGAACAAGACCCAAAAATAACACAATGGCTGCTATCTCGTAGACGCAGTGAAGCCTATGGCCAATCACAGACCATTAAAGCTGATATCACTGCTGATGTGACTGTAGAAAACAAGAGTGCTGAACTAACACAGTCAATGCTTGCTCAATTGCTGAAAACTGCTGAAGAAAAAGACAAAGAAGAGACTGAAGCCGATGACTAAACAATGCCTATGCTGTGATAAGAATAAAGAAATTGAGTGTTTTGCACCTCATGTCGATCACCCAGCTAGAGAAGACAACCTAATGATGCTCTGTGATTTGTGTCTAAATACTTTGAAGATCAATTTACACAAAGCTAATGGTTTTATTATAGGTTTAACTTTAGAAGAGATTGAAGAAATTACGTATGGGGAGATTGTAACGCTATGACTGTTGAACAGATTCTAGTTAGAATGAAGGAAATCATTATAGAAGGTGCAACATTGCACGCTAACGGTGGAGACTTTGTTGAAGCCGAAGAGACGTTAGCTGCTGAATGGAGGCAGCTATTAGCACAACTCAAGGCATTACGCTGAATAAAGCTTTTGGAGAGAGGCTATGAATATTAAAGACTTTAAAATGACACCTCTTCAAGAGACGCTTATCTCTGAGGTTATCATTAAAAAAACACAACGCATTGGAATCATGGCTGGCTGGGGTTCATCTAAGAGTTCCGGCCTGTGCATGATGTTCATAGCTTATGCTGAAGTAAACCCTGGTGCTAAGATGTTGCTTGTCCTTGATACGGCTAAACGTATCACTGAGACCTGGGATGTAGAGTTTAAGTCTTGGATAGGCCCAGAGTGGACTCATTCGCCTTCTAAAAACTTATATACTCACTCTAATGGCGCAACATTACTTTGCAAGTATTACTTTAGACCTGGAACAAGAGATAGCTCTGCAAACAGCTTGGAAGGTGGTTCATATCACCTTGTAGCATTAGACGAAGGGCAGACATTCTCCAACCCAGAAGTAATGATTAAGCTAAGTGCTAGAGCAAGAGCTGGAGATAACCCTCAACTGGTTGCATGTGGATTGCCTGTTTGGGGCGCTTTCTGGATGGAAGTTACAAAGAAAGCTGGAGGAAAGTGTTTTACTTTCTCTTCATACGCTAACACCAATCTCCCACAAAGCTATTTCGATAACCTTAAAGCCACGCTAACTGAAGAAGAGTACCTAGCAATGGTAATGGCTGTACCACAGCCACCAACAGGCTCTGTATACCCACAGTTCAAGCCTAAGACATACCCAGAAGGCAACCTAGCCCCTAAAGGCTGGAAGTATGACAAAGGGATGATGACTTATATTGCTATGGACTTTGGTAGAAGAGAACCAGCAGCAGTTATCTTTGCCTATGACCAAACATTAGATGCTCATATAGCTGTACATGACTTTGTCTTTAAGGAAGTATCAGTCAGTCAAATGGCAGAAGCTATCACTAAGGTGGCATGGCCTAGGCGCCTAAACGATTGCCCGGCCAGTATCAAGTATCTTTTAGATGATGGCGTAGGTGATAAGGCTGGAAGAGTTAAAAACGATCAAACACTTAAGTCTACATTCAGTGTGCTAGGACAACACCCATCAAAGGGTGGCATCGGCCTCCAACTAAGATCAACAACTGATAGCTCAAAGACAAACATTGTCAACGGCGTAAAGCTAATGCAAATACTTTACGAAAAGAATAAAATACTGATGACACAAGAGCTTTGGGATAATGGTTTAAACATAGACGGTAGTTACGCCAAGTGCATTGTTGGTTATCGTTACAAGAAACCTGGGGATATCAAACCCTTTAAAGATGATATTCATGACCACAAGAATGATTTGGCAAGATACTTGAGCGTTACATTCCTTTGGCACTACTTTGTAAACCCAACAGGTCATATACCAAAAGTTTTAACAGCTAACAAGAGACAATCACCACCAAAAACATTTAAAGTTGGTGGTTTCTTCAGTGCGTAACTCTATTTAGAACGAACTCGGCCATACTCAAGAGGTAATTCAATGGCAAATTATACCGACACAGAACAAAAAGAACTCGAAGTATTGCAGGTAACAGGCGAGAAACCTGAAGCTAGTGATCCTGTTGAGATTAGAGGTGTCTCTGGCACACCACTCAACGCATCTTTCAATCCTCTTGAGCTAAACCCAGCTCTAATTGGAAGCTATGCTTGGACCCGTACAGTCAGAGAAATGCTTTTAGACCCAGCTATCTCTTCAACATGGTCAGCTCTTAAGGGTACATTGCTATCAGCTAAGTATGACTGGCTATCAGCAGAGCCTGGAGACCCAGAAGCTGATAAGTATGCTGAATATGCTAAAGATATGTGGAATAGAATGGACGTTCCTTGGGAACAACAGTTACAATACATTCTAGAATATCTTAATGTTGGCTTTCGCTATGCTGAAATCCTTTACAAGACAGAAGATGGTAAGATTTATATTCGTAACTTTGCAGACAGAGAACCCTCTTCACATAGTCGCTGGGTAAGAGAGCCTGATAATGGCACTCTAGTGGCCGTTACACAGAACGCAGGGCTTGGTGCTCGTATTCCGAAGCCTATGCCTGCCTCTAAGCTTTTACTGCTCACTAACAGCCTTACAGGACAGAACTTTGCTGGCGTTGGTCTACTTCGTCCTCTATATAAGTCCTGGAAATTAAAGAACCATTGTATCAATCAAATTGGTATTGGTGCTCAACGCTGGTCAACCCCTTTACTTGCAGTTGATGTTGATCGCTCTAAGATGGCCGAACTCAACTATTCTGCCGAGCAAATTGATGAGGCTGTACGCTCTGCTAAGGCGGAAGCACAAGCCTATGTATCAATGGAGCAAGGATACGTTGTAAGGACGCCTGCTGTTGGTTATAGCATCATTGATGGAACTACACCGGCTGCAAATGGCATTGGAGAGCTAAGAGAAGTCATCACTATGATGAACAATGAAATCTTTACTTCTATGCTTGTCCAGTTCCTTACACTGGGAACAAGTGATAGCGGCTCTCGTGGCGTATCAGAGACAATGGAAACTTTCTTCAGGCGTGCAGCTATCAACTACCTTGACAATGTTGTCGGTACAATTAACGGCCCAGCACGTCCTGGTGGTGGCGTTATTGGAAGATTGCTAGACTTTAACTTCTCTAATGTTGATCAGTCTAAGCTACCGAAACTAATCCACTCTGGGCTGGACATTGAGCCTGTCACTGCGTACCTTAACCAGCTCGGCAGTCTAGTTAGAGATGAATTGATTACAAAGTCTGCTGATCTCGAAACCTCAATTCGCAAGGCTATCGGCCTCGAACAGCTTCAGATTGAAGAACAAGCTGCAATCATCGAAGCCGAAGACAATCCATCAGTAGCATATATTAAGCCAGAGCCAGAAGAGGAAGACGATAATGCCTAATCATACTTCAAGACAACGAACACCGAAAAGACTTTCTGATTTTATTAATAAATCACTTGACGGTTGGCCTATTGGTATTGTTGGTACATTCGCTAAGACCCATAAAGATGCTACCGTCCTTCAAATGGTAAAGGCCGACTCAAAGGTTTGGAGCGTTGAAAGGTTTTCTGAATGGCTAAACACCAATAACCTTAAAACTAAAATCACTGAAGCTAACAATGACACTGTTGAGCTTGCCGAATCAAAGTCTACGCGAGTCATTGGCGAAGAGTTCACTACCCTCAAAGTTGGTAAGGTTAACTCAAGACTTACAGGTAAATTGATTAAGGAGATTACTTTAGATCATCTTAAAGAGCTGGCCAGAGTATTTAATGATAGAAAAGAAGCCGACCCAGTCATTATTGATTGGCAGCACGGCTCTAACAAAATGGTTGACCCTGAAGTTGGCTCCTCACTTGGTCGTGTAATTGGAATGAGAGTAGACGGCGATAGTTTAGTCATTCTACCTGAGTACAACAAGAAGGGCGCTAAGATTGTAGATGATGCTGACGGGGACATGTGGTCTTCGCCAGAGTTCACTCTTAACCCTGTCTATAGCCGTAAAGGTGGCAAACAAGTTGGGTCTGCTCAAATGCTTGCTGTAACTCTTACACCTCGCCCACAGCAAACTAGTGATGTTGTGAGTGCCGTAAGGCTTTCAGAGTTTGCCAATGAAGATCTTTTGAACATTGCTTTTAAAGAAGAAAAAGAAGTTGCTATTGCAGAGGCCGTAGAGCCAGAGGAAGAAGATATGACTCCAGAACAAATTGCTGAACTTGAGGCCGAACGAGATGCTGCTATTGAAAAAGCTGCTTTCCTTCAAGCTGACCTTGAGAAGACTAACGCGGCCTACAATGCTTTGCTGCAACAGTTACCTGAAGATGATAGTGAGGAAGCTCCAGTTGAAGAGCCTGTTGCTATTGAAGATGTTATTGAAGACATTATTGAAGAATTACCCATCGAAGAAGATGCCGTTCCAGAAGAAGAGCCTGTTGAGGAAGTGAATGCTGACGCTGAAGCTGAAGACAAGCCTTCTGAAGATGTACCGGAAGAAGATTCGAAAGAGATTCCGGCTGAAGAAGCTGCTGATGAGCCTGCCAGCGATGATGACGAAGACGAAAAAGACGACGAAGATGAAGATAAAGTCGAAGAAATGACTGAAATTCTTCCAGAAACGGTATCTTTGTCTGAGTTTAATCTAGTTAAGACAGCACTCAATGGCGAAATTGTTTCATTAACAGAAAAAAATGTTACTCTAACCGAAGAGAATGTCGAACTTAAAACTATGAATACCGAGCTATCAGAGAAAGCCTACGACGCCACTAAAGAAGCTGCCCTAGATGGCCTTCTGAATACTGGTCGAATGAGCCCTTCTGAAAAAGATCAGGTCAGCAAAGTCTACGACATTGAAATGAAACAGCCTGAACTGGGTGTTAACTTGTTCTCTGAAATGTACGCCTCTCGTGAAGCCAACAGCATTGTTCCTCTGGGAACTGTTGGCACGAAAGAGCTTGAGGGAACTATGACTCCGAAAGAAGCCTTAGCCCGTATCAAAGAACTAAAAGAAGAAAAATTGTTAGAACTTAGTGAAGTATCGCCAGAAACAGCTGAGCGGCTTCGAACAAATGTCACAGAGCTTACTCAGCTTCTTGTGAAAGACAACGCCGAGCTATACAAACTAGCTGGGTTTAATTTTAGGAGTACTTAATATGAGTATTGTACGAAAAAGCTTTGAGTGTGCCGAAACTATCACTCAGTACGCCGCTGTTGCGCTCAACAGTGATCAGAAACTAGTCATTGCTGACGATCCCGATAGCACCACAGAGATGCTAATTGGTATCGCCCAGGAAGCTGGAGCCGCTGGAGACCGCATTGCCGTAATCACTTCAGGTGAGAGCTTTGCTCTTGCTGGCGCTGCGGGTGTTGCTGCCGGCGTTGCTAGCCTTATGGCCGAAGGTGCTGCGACAGGTGAACTTGTTGCCCATGCCTTTGCTGCTGGTGCGGCCCCGAACTATATTCTAGGTCGTCCGCTATTCAATGAGAATCAGACATCCGCCGCTGCTGGCGAGAAATTCCGTGTACTTGTAAACCTCGTATACAGCATCACCGCTTAATAGCGTTTTAATAGGAGTAAATTATTATGAGTAGTAAATATGAAATTGTAGAAAAACTACTGACTCAGGTCGAAGGTGCCTTCCCCGAGGAAGCCAGTTACAAATGGCGCGAAGCCCTTCCGATTATCGGTCAGCTTCCTGCCTCTAGCGGTCTCTTTGCCGTAGAGGGTGCTGTAAACTTCATGGGCGATGTAAACGCTCAGGGTGGCGTTGCCCCTCTGGAAACTCTTCCTGTCGTTGATGTGGTTCCTGCTACCAGTGGCTCTTACAGCTGCACCAAGTATGGTTTCAGCCATCCCATTGCCGAGGAAGATATTAAGAACGAGTCTGACGGGATGCCCATTGTGGAGAAGGCTGCTAAGGTTATCAAGCGAACGGTATGGACCCAGCTAGAAGCTCAGGTTGCTGCGCTTACCATTAGCAAAGGCACGACTCCTTTCGGTACTGCTACCCTTGCCAACTTCAAGATTGCTAACCCTCTCGCGAATGGTACTAGCTGGCAAACCGTTGGTTCTGATCCTGTAACAGATCTCCTGATTCAAATGGACGCTGTTCGTATTCTTGGTAATGGCGTTGTTCCTGACACGCTTCACCTCGATTATGATGCTGCCCGTGCGATGACCCTGAACGCTAACGTGCGTGGCTACCTTACCGATGGTGTGGTTGCTGCGGGTACTGGTAGCCGTCAGCTCACTTTCGGCCAGCTCGAATCCGTACTGAACGATGTTCTCTTCGGTGGTAAGGGTAAAGTTGTTATCTTCGAAGGAATGTACAACTCTGCTAACCATGCGAAGGCTGTTGTCGGCGCGAACTTTGGCACCAGCGGTTCTGCTTGGATGGGTCGAACCCTTAACGCCGATCCTATCTTCAAGGGTGGAAAGGTTGAGGTTAGTCCTGTTGCTGCGGCGACATTCCTCTGGGAGGATTTCTCAACTGGTCTTGACGAAATGCGCCATGGTATTGGTATGGACGCTTATGGTAAGATCAACGCCGGTATCCAAATGACAGATGTAAATCTGGGATACCTCGTCAGTGATCTACTCGCGTAAGTTAGGTTGTTAGCGTAAGCTAAATGGCTAAAGGGAGGCTTCGGCCTCCCTTTTGTCTTATCTGCTAGGAATAATGTGGTAAATCGCCTTGGCTTTCTCATAAGCGGCCTGGGCCTTTGCCTCTATGTCAAAATAGCCAAGATGAGTTTTGACACCGTCAATACGAATATATGCTTTCCATTTGCCCATCGCCTTATCCCAGCAGTAGCCCTTAACATTTGAGCAATTAAAGCAATTCTGTTGATAGGTTACCTGTCTAATGTTTTCAATATTATTATTGGATCGATTACGATCAATATGGTCTATCACGAGCGACTTATCGAGATTACCATAGTGCCACTGATAGACAAAACGGTGCGCACCATAGTTAATCCCACCCGTCCTGATAATTCTGTAGCCAGCGCTATCGATATACCCAGCAGGCTTTGTAATATCAACACGAGAGCGAAAAGGTCTCTCTTTCCAATAAAGGTTATTATTTCGATAATCAAATAGGTTGCGTAATTCGTCTTGTGTGAGCATAAATCCTCCAGTATCTGTCTTAAATAGACTGGTAACCAACTTCTACCCCACTGTAGCACGAAGTGGTGAGTAATTACAATAGGAACCGGCCTTGTGCTGCCGATAAGGAGAAATAATGAAATTAATTGAATGTAAAGTAAAACTAGGCAAGAACCGTGGCAACATTAGCATCAAGTGTTTTAAGACAAGCAAGATGGAAAGAGCCTGTGATTGCAATGGTAAGATTGTCTGGGTTAGCCTTGAGTACCTGGAAGCTTTAAACACTTCATATGACGCTCTCCTAGAGCCCGTAGAGGCCGTTAAAACGAAAACAGATACTCCAGCACCTAAACGTAAACGCAAGGCCCGTAAGGCGTCTCCCCGCAAAACAAGAGCAAAGAAGGCTGTTGCTAAAGTAAGCGAATAATTAAAGCGTACACTTAGAGGATAAACATGTCACACGAAATTAAAATTCAGTCAGCTGCGGATAGACTATATGAATGGCTGTCACCATTACCTTTAAAGATTAGTGCTGTTCCAACATTAGCTCTTGACCATAAAGATGTGGCCACTGTTGCTCCAGTACTTGTGCCTATTGCTGCAGATGGTACAGTTTCTTCTATTGATAGAGATTCTGTAACACTTACACTGTCAGCTCCTATCGCTAATGACGATGGCGTTCAAGGGGCAATGGGCGAAGCATGGCTTATAACGGCAGAGGATGGCCATTACAGCGTTCGTGTTAAGCGTTTGGATGGTACACAGGTAATCCTTGCTGAGCCTCTTCCTACACTACCCAGCATGACTTCTGCGGCTACTCTACAATTCAGAAGGTTTAAAACAACCTTAACTTCACTTGCTGTAACTGGAATAGAGCGCAGAAACTGGACTTCTACTGTAAGCTATGTAAGTCAGTACGGTGCTGACACCCCAGAAATGCCTTTGACAGACCAAAGCTTAATGCACGTTGTTAGACAACCCTTTGACACTGGCTTAACCTCTGAAAACCTTGTTCAATACTTCCCTGACCTTAGTGATAATATCCCTGCTCGTCAGCAAGACTTCAAGCCTCAGATTGATCGTGCTCTTTGGACAATGATTTTTAACATTCGTAAGCAAATGCGAGATAATTCTTGCAGCAAATACGAAGATGATGTTGGTGGCGGCACTTTAGCTCAAGCACATGCCTATCTTGTGGCGGCGTTGCTCTATCAGATCAGAGACACAGAGCTTTCTGCTGTCCTTATGGGCCGCTACAATGAAATCTTAGAAGAGTCATTGATGTCTGTATGGGTAGATTGTAATGGTGATGGCGAGCCTGACGAAGATGAGGTCGGTCCTTTGCCTGTCAGTACAGTGGATACAAGCAATTACTTTGCTACAAATGGGTT